GGGCTTGTCTGTTGCCCTCGGTTATGGCCCGTTTGATTAAGTCGTTAATGGCGGCTACTGTCTTCCCAGCCCTGCGGTGTGCCACCAAGCATGACCAGCGCTCTGTCCTCAAGTGAAAGGGCATAAACGCCTTACGGGGCGCGTAGGGAAGGATTATTTCTCTGCTGCCCACTTAACCACCATTTCTATCGGGCCTTCATCTGCCCCTGTTACCTCAGTCCTTGCCAGCTTGGGTACGTGGTACTCCACTACGCTTTGAAAGAGTTCAAACGCCTTTGCAGGGTTGGGTTTTATGTCTCGACTAGGATCGCCGTTAGCGACTTCATCTAGCCACTCGGTAAGGCGGTATGCGTTGCCATCAACAAAGGCGGCTATGGCCTCTCTAGCCTGTGCTGTGGCCTTGTTTGGGATGCCAGCTTTACGCCCACCCCTCTTCTTTTCAGATTCCACTACTTTATTTTGATTTGTAGTCATTTGGTAATCTTTTCTGCGTTGCGTTCAAGAATAGTTAAATTTTGTTCTTGACCCGGAAACACAACAAAGTTACTTGTCTTTGGTGTGTAAACAGCATCTAGCGCATCTCTTAATTCTTGCTCATTTGCGTTCTTATACGCTTTTTTCATTCCCTCTAATGCGTCATTGAGGGAATAGTCGTTGTTTTTAAAGTCTGTGGCAGCGTGTAAAAATGCCGAATCCCCACGATATTTTGTGCCTCTGCTTGCCTCATCCAAGTATTTAACGCCCGTAATGCCCATGTCTTTAAGTTGTTGGGCTACTGCGGATGGAGAGTCATCTAGACCTTTCATTCTTCGCTCAAACGCTATTTGTCTAAGTGTTTGTTCGCCAGTACCAAAACTTGACCCAATTTCTTTTTGATATGGATACAAGATTTTTTGCACTTCCGCAGTTTGTTCGCTTAAATGCTTATCCCAATCAAGCATTGTCGGTATCATTTCATCAGGTAAATCAGCTTTATACAAATTGCCCAAAGGTTCATTTTTTATTTTTTTTCCCAAGTAAGATTTAGCTTCATTAACCATTTGTATATGACGATCCAAATCCATTTTGGCCATGTCGTAATCAGAAACACCGGGCAAAATTTCTTCCTTGCTTGCAGACAGCATTTTGTTTTCAAGTGTTTTTAATTTTGGTTGCATATCTTCAATAAACTTTTGAGGATTACCACCTTTATTAACTATTACTTTTAAAACTGGGCTTTCTATAGGATTTCCATCGACAGTAGTAACAAATTTATCTAAATTTCGATTGCCAGTTAATGCGTTTCTGTACTCTGTAGCAACTTTAGGATTTTCGGCAACATAAATTCCATAACCATAGGCTTGTGCGCCCTCACCTGTGCCAATCTTAGACGCATCAAATCGCTCAAAACTGTGCGGTGTGCCGTGATAAACATCCAGCATCAAGGGCTTAGGCGTAATGTCTCCCAGCAACGATCTGGTGGGCTGGCCTGTGCTTGCCATTGCAATGTCTTCCAAAGCCAAATTAGCATAAGCCTTTGCCAAGGGTTTAACGGCTTTTCCTAGCCCCGGCCCTATGACTGTGCCCAATTCCTCCATGCCAGCCGTTTCGGGCCTTGCTTGGGTCATTCTTTGGGGCAACATCTTCATTATGTCTGCTGTGGTTGGCAATGCTGTCTCTTGGTTGACGTTTACCCCGCCAGCCCCAAAAGACTTGTTTAGCCCCATTCGGGCCAATGCCTCTATGTCTCCAGCCGTTCCCGGCACTTGCGCCACACCACCCCTAACCAACGATTCCAAATTACTTAAAGACCCCCGCCCTATGTCGGCAAGCATTCCCAAAAAGTTGGGTGATCTGTACCCACTTTTTAAGGTTTGCAATGTGTCAGCGGTTATCGGCCCGGTATCTTGACCATACCCAGCACCTAAAGCCGCTGCCAAATCTCTGTAATCAGCCATTTTTTACGGGCTTTTTAGCTTGATCGGCTTTGTTGTATTCCTTGGCTACTTTTACAGGAATACCCGCCATTTTTGCAAATTTGGGGTTATGCGCCGCTGCCGCCATAAATTTCTCTTGTTTCTTTGAGGTGCTAGGCATCTTGGGTATCCTTCATCTTTATTAGGCCGTTAATCATTCTGCCTTTGGTGCGTTTCCATTCCTCAGAATAATCACAATCTTCATAATACTCAAATTCTGGGATTCCCAGCGTGTAGTGGGCGATCTTAATTCTCAAGTGATCTTGCTCACCCACCAGCACGTTCCATTCTCTTGGTATTTCACCGATAAGTGAATCAGGCAACCATCCAAATCGGTGTAAATCTGCCCCGCTGTTTTCCTCAATAAACTCAGGTGTCAGCACCTTGTTTCTTGGGTGGGCGCAGTTCCAAAGTATTAAACTTGACCAGTTTTTGCGCGGATAGTCCCGGTTTGCCGATTCCATTGGAGTTCCAATATATTTCCTCGGGTGCTTGGTTTGGTAGTCATGTTTGACCACTTGCACCGCTTTGGTGGGGTCAAATAACTTGTCCAGTTCGGCAATGTCTCCCAGCATCAGCATATCAGCGCCGTCTAAAAATATGGCCCGTCCTTGAAACCCCATAAAGTAAGGAATTAAGAATCTTTGATAGGTAAAGGCGTTTGTGCCGTCCCTTTGCTTACCAAATAGGGGGGTTATAGCCACCCCATCGGTTGATCGCTCAATCAGGCTTTGGCAAAAAACGTGATAGCCAATGGCCTCTCGCGGGTCGTATCCAGCAAATATCCTGATCATTTCAGCGTCAAGCGGAAAAGGGTGGAATCAATCAGTTGGGCAATTTCATCAATGATGTTTTGCAACTGGGTGTCATCAGGCATGGCTTTGCGATTGGTCTCCACGTACTTTGACAGGCTTTCAAAGTATTTCATAGGGTCTTTGGCATTGTGGAAATTCTCGGGGAAATTTTTTATCTTTTTCCCGTAACACCCCATGTAAGCCTCGGCAAACTGGTCTACCAAATCAATAATTGTGGTGTAGTAGTCACCCGTAGCCAAATGCACCCCAAGGCTGTCTGTGCCAAGGTGCATAAAGTGGGCAACTGTGCCGCTGTGCAATAGCGTACTTACGAAATCCGCTACATCTTTGTCTTCAACTGCCATAGCTACCCCTAAAAAGAGGGGGGACACAGCCCCCCTTAATGCTGGCAACTGCTACCAACACGGCTGGGGACTGTCGAGCGGGGCGCTTTGAATGCGTCCATTCTCACTTCGCTTGCCATTTGTCAATCCCCATGCGTGTTAAAAGCTGGAGGAGGAATTACCAGAGATGGCGCAAGACCTAAGTCGGCAACCACATGAACCATTCAGCCTCACGCCTACATTTTCGCATCAGGCAATGGAATGTCAATAGGCCAGCAGTCCCGCAGGGCATCAATTGTCCTGTGATGGGCGTGTAGCCACATTTTTTGGCGTTCCTCACGGCTTAAATCCTTGCCTTGGTCAATTTCGTAATGGCAATTCAAACACAGCGCAGCCACCAAATTGTCATCAGCTTTGACCCCACGGCCTTTGCCGCCGCCCCAGTTTGTGTGCGCCGCTTGCACCATATTGCCAGACCCGCAGTTTTGGCAGTCAAGGCTAGCCACCAGTTTCAACAGCTTTTTTGACCTTACGTATTGGTGTTTTTCGTACAATTATTGTCTCCAATGTGGAAAACCTGTGCAAATTGGCACATTCATACCGCCTTTTGCGGGTGTTGCCTGTGGATTGTCTTGATTCCAGCACACTTGTCCATGTATTGCATTCTGGACATTTCATTAGTGTGCCCGATCTTGTAGCCTGTTGGTTGCTTCTCTAGTTCTAAATATCTCAATGTCAAGCCTTGCCGCCTCAATCTCCCAGCGCAGGGTTTCTTCTTGGGCTATTGCCGCCGCCAGCCCTTTTAGCAAGGTGTGATACTCAGGGTCAGCGTATGCCTCGCGTTCTTGGGCGTTTGCCGCCTCAAAACCCATTTCTAAGGCATCTTTCATCAAAAGGGCTTTTTTAGCTTTCCGAAATTCATCGAGGTACACCCGCTGGGCCTTGGCATCGCCATAGGCGGCGGCTTTGTTTCGAATGTCTTGGGCGGCATCTTCTGGTTTCACTTCAAAACTCCAATCAATTTATTCTTGCAAATTCTTTTCTGAAAGCAATTGCAGCTTTGCAATATGCCTGATGCGCTTCTTCTGGGGCCAAAAACATTCCAAGATACCTTTTTTTGGAATTTTCATTAATTTGCGCTCTCCATTTGCCAGTTTTTTTGACAAAACTAACGCCTTTGAACCCACTTGTATTGTTTATTCTTAGTGAGTGATTCCATTGATTTTGTAAGTGCGTAACTTCTCTAAGGTTTTCAATTCTGTTGTCATTTCTAATATTGTTTATATGGTCAATTTCTTTTGGAAAATAACCATTAAAAAACATAAAAATTAAACGATGTGCAAGATAAATTTTTTTATCCACACAAATGTCAATGTAACCATCGTTTCTTTGATGCCCTGCAACATCGCCAATTCTTAAAAATGAACGTGGAATTTTGCAAACCAAACTCCCGTCAAGATAGTCAAAAATTTCTTTTAATCTTTGCTGCGTTACTTTAATCATTTAATTACCCCTATCATCCTCAAAGCCCCGTCAGGGCCATCTATTCTTGCCAAGGTACTACCAGACCAATTCTCAAAAAAGTCGGCTTGTAGGGCCGTTAAACGCTTTCTAGGGCCATTTTTGACTTCCACCAGAAAGGTATGCCCCTTGTAGCCCACCAAAAGGTCAACTGGTAGGCCAATGACCCAGACATAAGCGCCAGCCGCCTCCAATGCTGTGATGATTTGCTTTTGGTTGGCATCAACCCTGGCGGCGTATCTCATTTTTTTACATTCTGATTTTTCAATTGTTCAATCCGTTCTTTCACCAAACGGGAAAGGTCTTTCCACATTTCGTTTGAATCTCGCAATTCCTTGACTCTGTGTCGGGTGTAATCCAACCACCCCTTTGTCATCGCTAGTTGGGCATAGTGGGAAGTCAAGGTCTCCAGTGAGGCATAACGCTCGGTCGATGCAGACACAGCTGAATGTTTGTCCATCTTTTACCCTGTCTAAAAGTTTGTGTGCTTCAAAGTAGTTCACTTAGGATTCTCCAAGCTGTTGCTGCACACAATGGGACTTGTCCATTACCAATGGCTTTAAGTCTGTCCACCCTAGCGGCCACCCCATCATTGCTTCGTATGTAGTAGGGTTTGGGTAAATCGTTCCAGTCACCAGTCCACCAGTCAAATTCTGAAATTGTTTTTTCCTTGATTGAAAATTGGCTGTACCTGTTGTTCCTTTGTAATCGCATCGAGTTGGAGTTGCCCACAATCCAAATTCTGTCCCTTTGATGGTTTGCTCCAACATCTGCTGCTCCCAACACTCCCCATCTCGCATCAAACCCCATTGAGGCCAAGTTTCCAAGAACTCGTCCAAGTCCCCGAGAAGTGAGCATTGGTGAGTTCTCCACAAAGACGAATCTGGGTCGTACTTCGTAAATGATCCTCGCCATTTCTCCCCACATTCCTGATCGCTCTCCATCGATTCCCGCTCCTTTTCCAGCGGCTGAAATGTCCTGGCAGGGAAAACCCCCCGAAATGACATCAACAATTCCTCTCCAAGGTTTTCCGTCAAAGGTTTGAACATCATCCCAAATCGGGAAAGGCGGGAGAAGTCCGTCATTTTGTCGGGCGCACAGTACGCTTGCTGGATAGGGTTCCCACTCGACAGCACAGACTGTTCTCCATCCAAGCAGTTTTCCCCCAAGAATTCCTCCACCAGCACCTGCGAAAAGAGCCAACTCATTCAAAATACCTCCCCATCATCCATCCAATGTTTCACAGGCTTGGTGCTAGGCAACAAGGCAGAAATGTCTTTTTTGGCTGGTTTGCTGCCCGACCATTGGTGTTCGGAACACATTGGGCGCTGGCCTTCCATGTGAACTGACCAGCGTTTGGGGCATCCTGGCACACTGCACATCAGACGCTGAAGATCGTCTAGCGGGTCTTTTTTGGTGTCTGGTTTTACAAAGTTCATTTTTGGTACTTTCCATCAATTATCTTGGCGAAATTGGTTGCGTTCACTATCCACACCAGATCAGGTCGCCATGTCCTGTCCTTGGTTTCAAACCCCCGCGCCAGCTTGGTATCGTTGGCAATGTAGGCAAAAAACGAATCCCACCATGCCAGACCATCGGCTTGGCTTGCATACCCCTGTGGGCTAAATACAGAAGGTTTGGCGGCTTGCAACCACCTTTGCCGTAAGTTGGTCTGCCTAAACCCATCCCACACCCGTGGCTGGGCAAGCTGTGGCAAATGCTTTTTGTAAAGATTCAGAATTTCCTGATGGGGGCAAGTCGGCAACCCTGCCGACAAAGAATCTTTAGATTCTTTATATATATTGGTTAGTGGTTTATGGTTAGTGGTTAGTTGAACGTCTGTTGAACTGCCGTTGAACACCTGTTCATCACCTGTTGAACTGTTGTTCTTCCTGCGTTCAGCAGATGCTCGACCAGCGTTGGATTTTTTCTCAAGGAATGCGCGGTAATCGGCAATTTCTTGATCGCATCTTGTGTGATGCCAGCCGCTTTCTGCCAACCAAAAAAACGATTCCAAAAGCAATTCTGTTTCTTCAATGGTTGTGCCAATCTGAAAAGCCAAGACTTTGGTATCGGGCTTGAGAGGCTTTTCTGTGTCGTAGTACATCCACAAAAGCCGCAAATAAGCCATTGATTGACCATCGGTAAGCCTTGCCGTGGCCTTGATGAAATCACCAATATGGTGTTGGTAGTAATGCATAAAACCTTACGTTCTCGGTTGACGTTACTGAAAAGAAACATCGGCAGGGCGGTAACGAATCGCCTTTTCCCCCGCTAAAGGTAGCCGTGTCTCAACTATACACAAATTTTCCGCTTGAACCACTCAGGGCGCAAATTTTTTAACTGCCACATTCGCCCCTCTGGAATGGTTTTCCATTGATTAACTGCGCCACGGGTGATGCCCAAAATCCTCGCAAGCTCACTCTGTGACCCTGCCAGCTTGATTGCCTGTTGTTTGTCCATGTGTTAAGTTTACTATACTTTGCCCAAAAGCCACAGATTAGGGAAACTACCTAAAAAATAATTTAAAAAAGTGCTTGCATGATGTTTAGATTGCTATACAATGCACCCATGCCCTAGCAAAACGCATAAGGGTCTTTTAGGAAGCAAAGATGATTACAGCAATCGAAACCCAAGCAATTTATGCAAAGTATGACATTGACTTGTCACCAGCAGAAATCATTGAATTTACTGCTGACGCAAATGAATGGGAAATTAAAGACACGCGCAACCTTACTGCCCATGAATGGGTTATGCGTTGGGCAAAATCTGACGCTTTTGAAAATGGTTGGAATCCATCTTTTTCTGAGCGCCTCGAATACGAATATTGACCATGTACGACCTTGATTATGAAGAATGGCGGTGGGGGCAAATCCTCACCCGCAATAGAAACTACAACCCAGACGATCAACCAACCGAGGACGATGATGAAACACCCCAGAACGATGAATGAGGCATTCCACAACACGCTGGAATACGGCGCTGCCATAGAAATCCATGTTGCCCATCACACCCTTGCCGAAAAAATAATCAGGGTTTTGGCCTTGGTTGGTTTTATCGTGCTGGCCCTCGACACTCTTGTTTGGAGGCCGTAATGGACGCTGACGAAATCATTGACAACATCAAATTTATTGCTGACAAGCAATATGAAGGCGAACCAGCCGCCAATCGCTTGGCATACCACGTTGGCCTGTTGGAGTCCCACCTACGGGGCTACATCCAGACCTCCGAGATTGCACAGGAATACATCAAAGAATTGCAGACCCAATTAATTGCAAAGGAATCAGAATAATGGAAACCCCAATTGGAAAACAAATTGCCGCCGCCTTTGTCAAAGCACAGAAGGCATTTGGGCCAGCTTTAAAGACCTCTACGAACCCGCATTTTCGTAGCAAGTACGCTGACCTCTCCAACTGCGTTGAGGCCGTCATTGGGGCTTTAAACGAACACGGCATTGGCTTGATGCAACGCACTTATGACTGTCCAACAGGCGTGATGGTTGAGACAATTTTTGTCCACGAATCTGGGGAAGTTATGGAATGCGGGTTGCTTCATGTGCCAGCCGCCAAACAAGACCCCCAAGGATATGGCTCGGCCTTGACCTACGCTCGGAGATATAGCCTTTTGGCAGCTACTGGCCTCGCCCCAGAAGATGACGATGGTAATGCTGGTTCACGCCGCACAGAAACGCCACAAATTGACGCTGGAATGATGGCAGACCATATCGCCGCCATTGATGCCAGCGCCAACAAAGAGGAATTGCAAACTGCCTACAAAGCCGCTTATGAGGCTTGCAAGGGCGATCAGACTTGGATTGCCAAGGTCATCAAAGCAAAGGCAGACCGCATTGCCAAAGCAAAGGAAAAGGCATGAGTTACACCCCTGAACGCTGGCATTTTCAAGACAATACACGTTATAAATCGCCTTGGAAAACCAATCCTTACAGCATCACAACAAGGAAAACTGGGGTTCACGGCACAACGATTGCTAACATTCCAAACAGACGCACAGTGCCGGACGAAGAAAAACGGGCTAATGCAATGCTAATTGCTCATGCCCCTGAAATGCTGGAACTTTTACGCACATTTGTGGGATGGTATTCAAATAAACAAAAAGATAACTTTCAAATGGTTATGCCATTTAAAAATCAACCACCTGAAATTCAAGCTGCAATGAAATTAATTGAAAAAACAACAGGGGAATCGTATGTCTGACGAACAACGCACAGAGGAATGGTTTGCCGCCCGTTTGGGCAAGGTAACCGCCAGCCGGGTTAATGACGTTATGGCTAAAACCAAAACAGGCTACTCGGCAAGCCGGGATAGCTACATGACCCAATTAGTCCTTGAACGCATCACCCAGACCAAAGCCGAGTCATACACCAGCGCCGCCATGATGCACGGGGTTGAACAAGAACCATTTGCACGGGCCGCGTATGAGGCCGCACAGGGCGTTATGGTTGAGGAAGTGGGGTTCATACACCATCCCACGATTGACATGGCTGGTGCGTCCCCTGATGGCCTTGTCGGGGACGATGGCATGGTAGAAATTAAATGTCCCGAAAGCAAGGGAATGTTAGAGACCCTGCTAACCCAAAAAGTACCCGCCAAGTATTTTGCACAAATGCAATTTCAAATGGCTTGTACTGGGCGAAAGTTCAACGATTACTGTGTTTTTGATCCCAGAATGCCGCCCAAAGCACAGCTATTTGTAACTCGCATCCTACGGGATAACGCATTTATCACCGAGATGGAGGCCGAGATTGTCAAATTCTTAGCCGAGGTCGATTCCCAAGTTCAGCAGTTACACCAATACATAGAAAGCCAGCCATGAGCAAGATCAAAAAAGAAATCACCGCAATTGTCGGTCAGTACACCAACAAAGAGGGGCAAACCAAGAACCGCTATCAGCGCATTGGGTCAATCATTGACACTAAGAATGGCGATATGCTAAAACTGGATGTTATTCCTCTCAAAGAAAATGGGTGGGACGGCTGGGCATACATTAATGACCCGCGCCCTTACGAACCTAAGATTCAGGGTTTGCCAGCAGATAACGATGACGATATGCCCTTTTGATCATGTTTGAATTTATATTTCCAAGAGTGCGTAAATCTGACCCGCTGACCTCGTTTGTGGCAGCGGATTCAGCCAAGGAATTGGCTAAAAAACACGGTTCAATCATTGTTCAATGTCTTGTACAGCATGGGCCATTGGGCAAAGATGGAATTGCAACCCACACAGGGCTGGATGGCAACCAAGTGGCTAGGCGTTTGAAAGAATTGGAAACGCTAGGGTTTATTAATTTGACGGGCAAAACAGTCAAATCTAAATCAAACCGCCAAGAACGGGAATGGCGCATTTTGGGGGATTTGACATGAATGAAGAAGATGAGGCATTTGAGGATTTGGCAAAGCGGCAAGGAGATTGGGGTATGCAAGGGTCACGCAAGCACCAAATTGCAAAAATTGCTCATGAGGATGTGCATACCCACCCGGCTGAGTTTGCCTATTTGATACGCAATGACGTTATTGAAGAAATAGCACAGCATTTG